AAGACCGCAGACGAGCGTGCCCAGGAGGCCGTGAAGGCAGCAGATACACGGGCATTGGCATCCATGCAGCGCGTCGCACGCGCCGAGGTCAAGGCGGCCCTCACCGGGCTCGTTGACGACCCTGACTCGATCGTCGAAGACCTGAACCTCGCACGGTTCGTGGACGACGACGGCGAGATCAACGAAGGCGCGATTGCCGCCCTCAAGACGAAGTACGCCGGATTCACTGGCAAGCGCGGCCCCCGGCCTGACCTCTCTCAGGGGTCCGGCGCGAACGGGAACACAACCGCCAATCCCGCCGCTGAGTTCGCTTCCATCCTGCAGAGCCAGCTCGGCTCTCGCGGTTAGTCCCCACAAGCATTAGGAGTTGTCATGGTTGTTCAGCTCAACAACGTTGCGGGCACACTGTTGCCCCCGACGATCACCGGCCCCATCTTCACCAAGGCGTCCGAGACTTCGGCTGTCATGCGGTTGGCCCGCAAGGTCCCACTGTCCGTCTCGGCCAACACCGCGATCCCCGTCCCCATGGACATCCCCACCGCAGGGTGGGTCTCTGAGGGCGGCGTCAAGCCTGTCGCTCAGGGCGGTGTCGGCGTCAAGATCATGACTGGCAAGAAGGTCGCCCTTCTCGTGCCCGTGTCGCAGGAAGTCGTCATGTCCAACGCGGCCGGCCTCTACGACCAGTTGTCGCAGGACCTTCCGTCCGCGATCGGTCGCGCGTTCGACTACGCCGCGATCCACGGCAAGGACCTCAAGACTGGCGCCGCCGGCCCGTTCGCGGACTTCCTCAAGAACACCCCGAACACGCAGGTCATCGGCGCGACGGCTGCCAACGCCGGTGGCGTCTACGCCGACCTGTGGAAGGGTGTCGCGCAGGTCGCGGCCATCCCGGGCATGGAGTTCAACGGGTTCGCTTGCGACCCGCTGCTTCGCCCCGAGGCTGCCATGTCTGTTGACGCCAACGGTCGCCCGTTCTTCGTGGCCGACTCGTACAACGCCAACAGCGCCACCAACGCTGGCACCCTGATCGGCTACCCGTCGTACTTCAACAGCGGCGTGTCCGGTCGGTACTACCGTTCTGGTGACGCGGTGCAGGTGGGCACCATCAACGGCACCCCGACTGGTGGCACGTTCACCGTCACCATCGGTGGCCAGACCACCGCCGGGATCGCATACAACGCGGCTGCCGCGACGGTGACAACCGCCGTCCAGCTCCTGCCGGGTTCGGTGGCCGCTGGTTGCACCGTGACCGGTTCGGCCGGTGGCCCGTTCACCTTCACGTTCACTGGTGCGGCCGCTCCGGTCAGCATCGACCAGAGGCTCCTGACTGGTGGCACCTCAGCCACCGCGTTGGCGACGGTCACGCAGTCCCCGGTCATCGACCAGGGCTTGCGCGCCATCGGTGGCGACTTCTCCCAGTGCGCCTACGGCGTCGGCATGGACATCACCGTCAAGGTGTCCAACGAGGCCAACTACTACGACGGCTCCGCTTGGCATAGTGCGTTCCAAGAAAACCTCGTGTTGCTCTTGGTTGAGGCTTATTATGGCTTCGTAGTTGGAACGCCGAATGCGTTTGTAGCCTATACTCACGCCGCAGGAAGCTGATCTTTCGGCTAGAATGGCGGGTGCGGGCCTGCGTTAACAGAGCCCGCACCCTGTCAGCCCCCTTGCTTTATCAAGGAGACCAACGTGTCACAGCGTACTTGCTCGATCGACGGATGTCAGAACGTCACATCTGGGTTTAGTTACTGTCCCTCGTGTCGGTCGGAGTACAACCGTAAGTACAAGGCCGAACGCCGCGAGCAGACCAGCGAGTACAACAAGGCATGGCACCAGAAGAATCTTGCCGCCAAGCGTGCTTACGCCCTCGCGTACTACTACGCCAACCACGAGGCGCGGATCGAGTACGACCGCCGCTACAAAACCGAGCACGCCGATCAGATTCGTGAGCGCGACCGAATCAAATGGATCGCCAACACCGACCGATTGCGTGCTTTCAACCGTCGATACAAGACGGCAAATCCTGAGGCCAACCGCGCCCGCGAAATGAAACGTCGGGGCATAAAGGCTGCCGCCATCTGTGAGCACGGCCCGAAGTGCGTCGATGCTGTATTCCTCAAGGTCATCTACGCGTCCGAGTGCATCTACTGCGGCCAGCCCGCAGAGCACGCCGACCACTTCAATCCCTTGGCGCGTGGCGGCCTGCACTGCGTTGAGAACATCGTCCCAGCTTGTTCGCCATGCAATGAGTCCAAGTCTGCTCGTGACCCTGCCGAGTGGATGGAATCCATAGGCGTCAACATCTAACCCAGGAGGTCGGAGGACATGAGCACTCCAATCGCCGTTGCTTCCGACCTCGGCACGTACCTGGACAACCCAGACATCGACGAGGTTCGGGCCACGCAGAGTCTTCAACTCGCGCAGGATCTGTGTGAGACCATCGTTACCCCACTGCCAGTCACGGCCATGGGGACCCTGTTGGGTGTGGCCGCACGGCAATTCAACAACGTCACCTCAGCCCAAGCGGTAGGTATCGGGTCGGCTAACATCTCCTACGGTTCACAAGGCGCCACGGGTGTTGGCGGGCTCTACCTGTCCCGCTCGGACATCCGCACGCTTCGCCTGCTCGCAGGCCGCGGTGGCGCGTTCTCGATCGACCCGACGCCTACCGACGCCGGCCAGGGCCTCATGCCTTGGGATCAGAACGTCACATGGCTTGAGGGTGTGCCGCTCGCGGAGGACCAGCGACGGTGAGCTCCATCTCGGCGTTCTTCATCCACACCGCGACAGTGGAGACCTTCACAGGCGCCGGGCCTACGGGTGACACCTACGCGGCCCCGGTGGACGTCAAGGGCTTCCTCGATGACGGGGTTGTCCTCGTGCAGTCTGGTGCCGGCGAGCAGTTGGTGCAGAAGTCGATCTTCTACGCGGCGCTGGCCGATGCCGACAAGTTCGTCCCCGAGTCCCGGATCGCTGTCAACGGTCGTGACGCTCAGGTGTCGGCGGTTCGGCGCCGCGATGGTGGCACGCTCGGACTGCCGGACCACATCGAAGTGGACCTGACCTAGCCATGTCCATGCGCTGGGAGAACCACCTCGACCTCACCGGCATCGCCATCATGGTCCGCACCCACATCGAGGACGGCCTCGAGCAGGGCGCCCAGATCATCCTCACCCGCTCAGACGAGTTGGTGCCGAAAGAGTCCGGGGATCTCGCCTCAACTGGGCGAGTCAAGAAGGACCGTGGAGGCGTGAATACCGTTGGCATCACTTACGATGGGCCTTACGCAGCCTACCAGCATGAGCACCTCATGTTCCGGCACCCGACCGGCGGCGCCGCCAAATTCTTGGAACTGGCGCTTCTTGAGAAGGGCGAGTCTGCGATCAACAAGGCAGGCGAAGTCATCTGGGACCGTGTCACTGCCCGTTCCTGGGGCTCCGTCTGAGATAATGGACGTAAAAGACCCCAGCGACCGCGCTAACGGCCCTGGGGCGTGACCGACTGGATTGGAGTCGATATGGACAAGCCTACTTGCATCGTGGACGGCTGCAAGAAACCTCGGGCATACATCCAGGGGTGCTGTCCGATGCACTACCAGCGATGGCGCACCCACGGGACGTTTGACAAGTCGCCGCCCAAGGTCCGAGACCTCTGTGACTGCGGGGAGCCGGTACGTGCTCGCGGGATGTGTCGCAAGTGCGGGCGCGCTGACCACTACAGACGCAATAAAGAACGTGCGCGCGTCATTTCTCGGCAGTATTACGCAGACAATCGAGACGCGCTGCTTGAGGCGTCGCGGCGCTGGCGGGCGGATCATCCGGGATACTCAGCAGCGCAGTATCAAGCCGCAGACAAAGATGCTCGCCGCGAGCGCACGCGTGAACTCGCCAAGGACCCAGTGCGTCAGGCGCGGCACCGCGAGATGGAAAAGGCTTGGCGTCTAAAGAACTACGACGCATGGACGATTCGCAACCGCGCCAACGCACGGCGACGCCGCAAGATTGACGGCGTTCGTGTCGACTACGTTGCGATCCTTGCCAAGTGGGGCATGGTCTGCCACATCTGCACGCTCGCGATTGCGTCGCTTGATGACTTGCACATGGATCACGTGATCCCGCTCTCCAAGGGCGGACCTCACTCCGAGGACAACATTCGCCCGAGCCATGCTCTCTGCAATCTGCGGAAGGGCGCCAAGATCGCCTAACCCTTGGAGGTCGCCTTGTCCTTTACCACCGACCTCCTGACCGGGCTCTCTACCTACCTTGCTGCGAACGGCATCGCGACACCCGTGTTCTTCAAGGCCCTGCCGACGACCCCTGATCGTTGCATCGCGATCACTGCGTATGCCGCCACGGATGAGGCGAAGGTGGCCCTCTCTCACGTCCGGGTGCAGTTCTGGTTCCGTGGCGTGGTCAACAACAGCCTCGACGTGGACGAACTCGGCGACGCAGTGTTCAACCTCTTTCAGGGCGCCGAGAACCTGACGTTCGGCACCGCCCACATGGTGCAGGCGCTGCGCGTGTCGTCCATTCAACTGGGCGTCGACGCCAACAAGCGCAACGAGCGCAGCGACAACTACGAACTCGACCTGGACGTGCCTGTCACGTCCGGTCGCCCCTGGTAACAACCCGATTCGCCCCTCGTGGGGCAAACCAACCCGGCCACGCGCGCACCTGTTCGTGGCTTTTCGTATGCCCCATCAGAAGGAGACACCATGTCCACAGCTTTGGCCCGCAAGTTCAGGGTCGACATCACGTCCGACCTCACGTTGGCCTCGGGCTGGCTTCAGCTCAACGGCGTCAACGACTTCAAGTTCGACGTCAAGCCGACGCTGATCGACTCGTCGGCCTACGACACGAACGGGTCTGCCTCGTTCGAGAAGACCTTCGAGGCGTGGACGGCCAACGCTTCAGTGTTCCGCCGGCTCACTGCTGGCGTGTACGACGCGGCGCAGGAACTCGTCCGTGGCCGCACGGTCGGCCAGTTCGGCGACACCGCGCGGGTCGGCCTGCGCTGGTACGACAAGAACGGCGGCCCGGAGTCGTATCAAGGCGTCGCCATTGTGGAGTGGAATCGCTCCAAGACCGGCGTGACCGACATCGATGAGGTGACGATCGCGTTCACCGGCACCGATGTTCCGTTGGCTCAGCCCGCCAACCCGGGCGTCGCTGCAACGGTTCCGACCATCCTGTCTGCGCTTCCCTCGGGCGTCGCTGCGGCTGGCGTGGTGACAATCATCGGCGCGGGCTTCACGGGCACGATCGCCACGACTGGCGTGAAGTTCGGTGTGACCGCGGCCACCACGTGGTCCGTCGTGTCGGACTCGGTCATTGTCGCCGTCATGCCGACCGGTTCTGCTGGTGCGGCCAACGTCACGGTCACCAACGTCGTTGGCGTGTCGACCGCGTTCGCCTACACCCGGGCCTGACCTGATCGTGACGCGGGCGGCTTCGGCTGTGGTCGCCCGCGTCACTCAACAGCCACCCACAGCCGAACAGCCCAAGGAGACAGACATGTCGTTCAAGCCATACGAGCCCACCCCACCATTGGTCTTCCCTGTTGCGGGGAAGGAGTACACCGTCGTGCCGATTGACGAGCGGGACTTCACCGAAGGTCTGCGCTGGCAGCAGATCTTCGGTGGCGCCGAACCGGAGCCGCCGAACGCGGATCAGCCGAAACTCGTTCTGGGCACCATCTTTGACGAGATGGTCAAGGACGGTGTCCCGATCAACGCCATCGCGCGGGCTGCGTTTGCGACCCTGACGGACTACCGGCTGGGTCGTTCTGCTGCCGAGAAGGCGTGGGAATCGGGGATTGACCCGGAAGCACTGGCCGCAGCGGTGGCGGCCTCCCAGACGACCCCAGCACCGACCCCCTCGACGCCTACGGCCGCGGTCGCAAGGACCCGTACACAGGCCTCTACGAGTGGTACGAGGACGTCCCGGACGACGTCAAGGGGCAAGGCGAAGGCTTCTCGGTCCTGACTCTTGTGGAGCCGTGGCCGTTGGTCGCTGCTGACTTCGCTAGTGAGTATGGGATTCGTTTGACCGCAACGGGTTTGGGGTGGCGCGAGTTCTTCTCGCTGCTGACTGGCCTGTTGGCTGCTGACACCCGTCTGTTCCGCCATTTCAAGCGTGAGTCCGAACCCGACGAAGGGGGCCAGCCGTGAGCGGAGAAGCCGTCGCGGGTTCCATAATCGGGTATCTGAGGCTCGACGCTGACCAGTTCATGGCGGCCATCGAGAAGGCCAACCTTGCCGCCGACAAACTTGACACCAAGACTGTCGACGTCAAGGTGAAGGCCGACACGGGCGTGGCCGAGGCAAAGCTCGCTGGCGTCGCTGCGGCCGAGGAGAAGGTCGACAAGAGCAATGCCAAGGTGGCCAAGTCGGGCCAAGACGCTGGCCGTGGCATGGGTGCCCTGGCGACGGCGATCATCACTCTCGGTCCTGCGCTGGTGCCGATCGCTGCTGGCACTGTGGGGCTGGCTGCGGGCTTCGGCGCGATGGGTGCTGCTGGCATCTTCGCTGTGGTTGGCATCGTCCAGGAGATGAAGAAGGGCACCGCCCTTGGTGCGTCCTTTACGACGATGCTGGGGACGCTCAAGGGTGACCTGACGACCCTTGGCCATACGGCTGCGGCTGGCGTGCTGGGTCCGTTGCAGGCGTCCGTTGCGGACCTACAGACGCGGATGCCCGCCCTGAATGGGATCATCGGCGAGTTCTCGGTCATTACCGGCAAGACGGCTGGCGTGCTGACGACGGGGCTGATCGCGGGGTTCATCGCGTTCGAGCCGCTCGCGCGTGACGCGGGCGTGTACATCCTCGGGCTGTCGCAGCGGTTCGCCGCGATGATGTCCGGTCCCGGCGTGGTCTCCTTCGGCGACTACGTCCGCTCGGTCTTCCCTCAGGTGATGTCCGACTTTGAGTCCATCGTCGGTGCGGCACTGCGTCTGATCGCGGCGCTGGCCCCCCTGGGTATGGGCACGCTGACGATCCTGCGCGTCTTCGCGGACCTCATCAACGCCATGCCGGTGGACGTCCTGGCCACTCTCGCCACGACTGCCGCCTCCGTCTACATCGGGTTCTCGGCCTTCAAATTGCTGTCCGGGCCGCTCCAGTCCGTCAGCACGGCGTTGAAGTTCGTTGGGGTCTCTGCTGAGACCGCCGCCGCTGGCGTGCGGACCTTGACGATCGCCGCCGGCGTCATCGGCGCTGTCATCACCGTGGCAACACTGCTGTATACGGCGAACGCCGAGGCGACCCGCAAGACGCAGCAGGCCACGAACGACCTGACGGACGCACTGCGGGCATCCAATGGTGTCATCGACGAGTCGATCCGTCTGAAGGTCGCGCAGAAACTCGCGGAGGACGGACTGCTCGACGCGGCGGTCAAGGCGGGTGCCTCCCTGTCCGACGTGACCAGTGCCTACCTGGGCAACGCCGATGCGCTGGCTCGGGTCAATGCGGCGATAGATGTCGCGCAGCATGGGACGAAGTCTGCGACCGATACGACAGTCCAGTTCGGTCAAGCGCTGAGCGGCACGACCGGCATTTGGGATCAGGCCGCTGCCGCCAAGAGCAAAGACACCCTCGTCACCGGCGACGCCGCGGTGAAACTGAAGGAACTGTGGACTGTCGTCAACGGCGGTCCTGCTGTTCTCAAAGCGTCGGAGACGGGGCTCAGGAATGAGACCGCCGCCGCCGCTACCAGCGCCACGACCACGGATGTCCTTGCTGCCGCTCACGCGAGGGTCACTGCTGCACAGAAGGTGACCGCTGACGCGACCGCCCTCGCCACACAGAAGATGCAGGACGAGAACGACGCCGCAGGTCTGCTCAAGCAGGCCCTCGACCTGCTCAACGGCAAAGCCATTTCCGCGGCACAGGCACAGAACTCGTTCGACTCGTCGCTGGTGAACATGGGCACCCATGTGTCGACCACCGGCAAGCAGGTCACGTTCACCACGGCATCCTTGCGGGACATGTCTGCGGCATCGGTGGCATTGCGCGGTCAACTCAACGGGCAGGTCGACAACCTGCAACGGGTCGTTGAGGCCAACGGTGGGCTGGCGAACTCCACCGGCAAGGGTCGCGCCGAGATGATAAAACTGCGTGCGCAGATCATCGACAACGCGGTCGCCCACGGTGTGGACCGAAAGGCCGTCACTTCATACATCGACACACTGCTCAAGATCCCGAAGAAGATCCCGCCTACCCAACTGGATGCGAACACGGCTACCGCTGTGGCGAAGGTCGCGGCCTACCAGAGGATGCTCAACGCGCTACCAGCCAGCAAGACGGTCACGATCAGCGTGAAGACAGCTGGCAGTCTCGCATCCACCTACGCCTCCCAGGTGCCCCACGCTGACGGTGGTCCGATCAGCGGCACAGGCACCGGCGACACCGAGCCGGCGCTGCTGACTCCGGGTGAGTTTGTGGTGCGTAGGGACGGCTCCAACATCGCCGACGCGTTGAGGTACTTCGGCGCGCAAGGGTTCGCGGGTGGTGGGTTCGTTGTCGACACCACACCTGTTTCTAACACGGCGCCGGCGAAGGCCAAGAAGTCGAGTAGCGCAACCACAGGCGCCAGCACTGGGTCGCCTGCTGCTGCGAAGCAGATTTGGACTGTCGGTGGCAAGGAGTACGGCAGCGCCACGTCTGCTCACAACGCTGGCGTTGCTGCGTCTGCTCGGATGGCTGCGGCGATTGCTGCTGCCGCGAAGGCTCTTGCGACTACGCAGCGCCAGTACCAGTACACGTACCTCCCGTCGTTCATCAAGGCGCTCGGTGGCACCACCTCGGCACTGACGACTGCAGGCACGTCGCTGATCGCCCACGTCGCCAGTTCTGCTGCGGCGCATCAGATGTCGTCCTCGATGGTGGCCAAGCTCAGCAACGAGAACAAGTCCCTCGATAAGCTGGCGACGTCGCGTGACTCGATCGCCACACAGATCAAGTCCGCCAACGACGCGCTGACTGCGGCGCAGCAGAAGTTCACCGACCAGCAGGCCAGCATCACATCCTCGTTGGGTGCGGTTGACCTGACCAAGGCGACCAGCCCGACCGAGTTGATCGCCCAACTCACGGGTCAGATCAAGTCGGCCACGGACTTCGGCTCCCAGATCGGCACCCTCAAGGGTGAGGGCCTGAACGCGACCATACTCAAGCAGCTCGCGGACGCGGGTCCGTCGTCGGGCGCGGACTCGCCGTTGGCTCAGATGATGGGTGCGACCCCGTCACAGATCAGCGAGATCAACGCGCTCATGGCGCAGTTGCAGACCACCGCGGCCACAACCGGCACGAGTATCGCCACGTCGCTGTATGGCTCTGGTGTGTCCGCTGCGCAGGGTCTGGTGGCTGGGTTGGAGTCTCAGCAGAAGGCCATCGAGGCGCAGATGCTGAAGATCGCCACGTCCATGCAGTCTGCGATCAAGAAGGCTCTCGGCATCCACTCGCCCTCGAGCGTGATGCGTTCCCTGTTCGGGTTCGCCGGCGAGGGCGCTGCATTGGGCTTGGCGGACAAGATCGGCATGGTGG